TATAGTGGGGGGTTTTTGTTTTTTATGTCCCACACACTATGTTATAATAATCTCATTTATATACAATTTTTTATGCTGGAGGCATATTATGGGCATGGTTGCTAAGATAGAGGGCAATAAATTATATCAGGAAGTTTTTAAAGGATTAAAAATAACAGATCAACAACTAATGTTTGTTATAGATTACATTGCAAATGGGATGAGTGCTACAAAAGCATATGATTATGCTGGGTATAAATCTACTAATCCAAAATACAAAAGTAGTAATGCAAGTTGTGTCAGGCACAAAAAGGAAGTGGCAGAGGCAATTGATAGATTTTTAAATCATTGTTTTAAGAATAGAAGAGCGGAGTTTAGGGATAAATTATTAGGGGCATTAGATAATGATGCATTTTTTGATGTTACAGAGATTTTAAATATGGATGGGTCACCTGTGTATATGGATCAGTTAGAGTATACACCAGAACAAAGAAGACGTGTTGAATCTATAATTCCACGTAGGTATGGCCGTGATGGTACTATTGAAGTTGCTGAAATAAAGTTAGTTGATCGTTCTCAAGCAAGAAAAGATATAATGCGATTATTTGAATTGACTGGTAGAAGTAATGGTAGTGGTAGTATTGATGTAAACGTAAATTCTGGCGGAAGTGCCCCGGTAATAAATGTGAATATTGCTGCGCCAACTGCTTTGCAAAAAGAATATGAGGTTGATGGGACTACAACATTTTTAGACGATGAAGGTGTTGAAGATGAATAGTGGGTTTGACGTAAACCTTCATCATAAACAAGGTGTAGCGTTGGTTACTCAAGGGAATGAGTGTTTATATGGTGGTGCAGCCGGAGGTGGTAAAGGCTCCGAGTTGGAAGATTACGTGTTGACTCCTTTTGGTTTTAAGCAAGTACAAGATTTAAAACTTGGGGATGCAGTTAATAATCCTGATGGTACGGTTGCTAAAGTAATTCAGTTGCATCCTATTATGGATATAGATGGGTATAATGTAAAATTTCATGATGGTACGGAAGTGAAAGTATCACGGGGGCATTTGTGGAAGGCATGGAGATCTGGGAAACGCAAAAAGAAAAAGAATATAGCTGTTTTTGGTGAGAATGCTGCTGAAATAGTTGAAGTTCAAGTATTGAAAGAATGGTGTGATTATGCTAATGATCAGAATGAGCGTGGGATACGTCCAAATTGGGCTTTAACGCCTGTGTGCGAAGAGCAATCTTTTAATGTGGCATATCGATTTAAAGTAGATATTGACCCATATTTGTTGGGGGTATTGCTTGGTGACGGCTGTATAACTGAAACACAAAAAAATATTAGTTTTGCTACAATTGATTTTGATCATTTTTTGCCTGTAATGGATTCATTAGGATTTAAGTGTACACGTTCTAAAGATGATAAGTCATTCATTTTTATAGGTGATAAGAATAAGGACTTACGTAGCCAATTACAAAAGTGTGGTTTAAGGGGCACTAATTCGTCAACTAAGTTCATTCCACGTCAATTTAAGTTAGCAAGTATTGATGATCGTTGGGCGTTATTGGCTGGTTTGATGGATACAGACGGCACTGTAGATGATCGAGGGCATATATCTTACTGCACAGTGTCAAAGAAGTTATCAGATGATATTAAGTTTTTAGTTTCTTCATTGGGCGGGATTGATGTTGTGGCAACTAAAGATCCGTTTTATCGGGATGAAGATGGTAATAAGGTTATGTGTAAATTGGCATATATTCATTATATTAAGTTTCGTGATTACTCTAAGGTATTTAGGTTGGCACGTAAAATTGAACGAACTGCACAATTAGATTTTAATATGTACCGTAGAGTTGTGTCAGTAGAACCATGTGGAAAAATACAAATGAGATGTATAACGGTCTCTCATCCTAATGGACTGTACATAACAAATGACTTTATTGTCACTCATAACTCACATCTTATGAGATATGCCAGTGTATTATTTTGTTTGGCTATACCCGGATTGCAGGTGTATTTATTTAGACGTAAATATAATGATTTACAACAGAATCATTTATTTGGGCCTACTGGATATGCTGTTATTATGCAACCGTTTCATGAAGATAAAAAGGCAAAAATAAATTATTCTGATAATAGAATTGACTTTGCAAATGGGTCGCGTATATTTTTGCGTCATTGTCAGCATGAGAAAGATGTTTATAATTATCAGGGAGCAGAAATTCATATGCTCATGATTGATGAATTAACTCACTTTAGTACCAAGATATATACTTTTTTACGTTCTCGTGTTCGTCTTGGGGGATTTAAGATCGATTATGACAAGATATCACAAAGTTTACCATTTGTCAAGCAGGGATTTTTCCCAAGAATTTTATGTGGAACTAATCCCGGTGGTATAGGCCACTGCGTTCCTTATGGTGATGTGTTGACTACAAATGGGTGGAAATTAATACAAGATATGTGTATTGGGGATGAAGTTTATTCTGTTACAAATGATAGGAAGTTATGCGTTAAAAAAGTTGAAGATACTGTGCATTTTGATTTTGATGGTGATCTGCGTCATGTAAAAAATGATTCATTTGAATTGCTGTGCACAGGGAAACATAAAATACCACATTGTGTAGATAATGATGGCGAGTTGATTTTGACTGAATTTGATGATTTACATGGTGATATTTCTGTTATTATTGTGCCAGATAAAATTGTTGATTATGATGGCACGCTATTATCTGTTTTTAATTCTAAGTCAGATGTCACTAAAGAGAGGTATAACGGGAAAGTGCATTGTATTACTGTTCCTGATACACATACATTTATTCTTAGACAGAATGGGTGTATTAGTGTGACAGGGAATTCATGGGTGAAACAAGCTTGGGTAGATTCAGCACCGCCAATGAAAATATGGAAAACACCGAGTGGTGATGGTATGATGAACAGAGTATTTATACCGGCCACACTTATTGATAATCCAACAATGCAGGAAAATGATCCTGAGTATGCTGAACGACTGAGAGGGTTGTCAGACCCAGCACTAGCAGAAGCCATGCTGTCGGGTAATTGGGATATTGTTTCTGGTGGTGCAGTTGATGATGTATGGAACAGAAAGGTGCATGTTATCGATCCATTTGATGTTCCAAAGGACTGGCAAGTTGATCGAACGTTTGACTGGGGATCTGCTAAACCATTTGCGGTTTGTTATTGGGCAGAATCTAATGGGAATCCAATCATTTATCCTAATGGGAAAGAGTTACATACTCCACCCGGAACTGTGTTTTTAATTGATGAGATATATGGATGGAATGGGACATCTAATGAAGGATGTAAGTTTTCTGCAAGAAAGGTAGGAGATGCAATTAGAAAGTTCGAAGCTACTCGTCCTTATAGAAAACAGATTATTCCTGGAGCAGCGGATTCGTCTATTTGGGCTGATTTGTCTGCAAGGGAGGATCATGAATCTATCCTTGATAATATAATGTTTGGTTATAATGTTGGGATTGATAGTGTTGATGAAGATGGTAATCCAATACCCAAAATACATACTGATGGATATGTGAATACGCTTTTTGTGAAAGCTGATAAATCTCCCGGTAGTCGTGTTAAAGGTTTAGAATTAGTAAGAAGTTATTTACAAGCATCATTGGATGTTCCAATGGAAGAGAAGGGAATGTTTATATTTGATAAATGTATACATTTTATAAGAACAGTGCCAATACTTCCAAGATCGGAAAATAATCCAGAAGATGTAGATACTGATGCAGAAGATCATATATTTGACTGTGTTCGTTATAGACTACTTACGAAGGTAGATCATTTTCAGCAACTTGAAGTATTAGGAATATAAACGGAGGCTACATATGATTCCATTTTTGGATTCAGCTATGAAAGGCAGTGAAATAGATTTTGATGTTACGGTTACTCATCCAGTATATAATGCGATGATAGGCGAATGGGAAAAGTGTCGTGATGTGTTTACGGGGGAAGAAGCAGTTAAAGACCGTGGGACAAGATATCTCCCACAATTAAATGGACAAACTGCAAATGAGTATAAAAAGTATTTAATGCGTTCTCAATTCTATGGTGCAACAGGAAGAACTGTTGAAGCATACATGGGAATGTTATTCAGAAAAGACCCTCTTGTGGTTATGAAAGCTGCTGGACAAGAGCAAAATGATAAAACAGACGATGAGCGTGATAAGTTTTTCAAGGTTATTACCAATGACGGTAAAAGTAGCAATGAAGTGATTAAAATGCTCACCGAAGAAGTTATTGTTATGAATAAGGTTGGTGTTTTGATTGATCACCCAACTGTACTTGATGATGATGGTAATCCTATACAGTTGACAGTTGCGCAAGCAGAAGCACGGAATATACGTCCCATGCTGTCTATTTATAATGCAGAAAGTATTGTGAATTGGTATTGGGATGTTATTGATAATAAAGTAGTCCCAGTAATGTTTGTTTTGAAAGAGGAGCGGGATTATTTTCCTGATAATTCTTTGACTAATGAGCAAATAAACACATATAGAATATTATATTTGGAAGGGTATGAGTCTGGTGCTCCAAAGTACAAACAGATTGTTGTTACGCCTTCACAAGAGAAGGGCAAACGAGATAAACATGGACCAACATATGTTGTAGAAAGTGTGACTTATCCTTTGAAAAATGGAAAGTACATTGAACATCTTCCTTTTTATACAGTCACGGATATGGGGATTGATTACAGGAGAAATGCTCCATCAATGATAAATGACTTGGCAAATG